ACCACCATGCTTTCTCAAAGTCGGCAAACCCTAGCGACTTATCTTTCTGCTTAGACTCAGGCATTTCGCCCTTCACCACCACCGCGCTGGTAACGGCCTCGCCATCTTCATCAAACCAGCCGGGTATTGCCACCGATTCCAGGTCAACATAGACCGGCGCGGCCATCTCGGCGTCTTTGCTCTTGCGTTGCACAATCTCAATAGACTTGTCACCCTTAGCGGGTATGACGCTAATCTCAATGTCCAAAGCGCCACGCCAAGCTGATGAGCCTCGCGCCCGGTGCTGGGCTTCCTCTGAAACGCCTGTATGGTGAACCAAAATGACGGTGCAGCCAAACTCTTGCATGAGTGCAGCGCAGGCGTCCAGCATGGTCTTGGCGTCTTGGGCGCTGTTCTCGTCACCGGCTAAAAACCTATGTAAAGTGTCAATGACAATGACCTGAAATTTTTGGGGCAAACTACGCAATTCCGTAACGGCTTTTAAGTAACCCTCTGCGGTGTTGAGATCGCAACCGGACTTGGTAATCCGAATAGCGTTGAAATTTTTTACGTCATGCTTGTGCTTCCAAGCGGCCAACCGACTTCTCAAGCCATGATGCCCCTCGCCAGCCATGTAAAACACATTCGCAGGTTTCACTTTGTGACCAAACCAACTTGGCTTTCCTGCCGCCATATGCAGCATCCAATCCAGCACCACAAACGTCTTACCGCCGCCACTAGGGCCATGCACCATTACAAGTGCTTTGTCCTGTATCCAGTGCTTTACTAACCATGAAATGGGCGCAGGTTGATTGCAAAAATCATTGCCATCTACTGACCAATTAGCTATTGCTTGCGGCTTCAACAGCAGAGCCAAGTCATGCCCCGCTTGGACGTAATCATTAGCGTCACCAAGGACGGGCGGTGTTGTCATGCGTACCCCAAACTTGGCGCTGGCCTGCTCGGCGTAGCGTTGCCCCACTCCACTAGCGTCATGGTCAGCCACGATGCAAATGTCCAGCGTCGAATGACCTTCCTTTAAGATGCCTGTGACCGGCACAAGGTTGGACGCGCTGTAAGCCACCGCGCAGGGCTGGCCTGTCACCTCCGCTATGGTGGCTGCGGTTGCAAAGCCCTCGGCAATGTACAGCGTTGTGGCGTCATCCATGCTGCCGACCAGCCAATACATTGAGCCGGTCTGTCCACCAGGGTGATACAGCTTCCCGCCTTGATGGTCAATGTACTGGATGCTGGAGAGTTCGCCGTCTGAGTTGTACAGCGGCACCATCAGCCTGCCGTCACCCGTGATCCTTGCGCCATGCGTCTTGATGCCCTTGCGTTGCAAGTATGGATGCTCTGGACTTGCTGCCCCTGCCTGCGACCAAATGAGATCGACGGTGTTGGCAGCTACCTCACGCGCCTTTTTCACCTCGGCGTCCCGCTGGGTCTTGGCCTCCGCCAAGCGCCGGGACTGCGCCATTTCCTCCACCGGCGTCAGACTGCGGCCAATGTCTGCCTTCCATGATGATTCAAAGCCAGAGCGCCAGCAGCCAAAGCGACCCGCGGGTACGCCATCAGAAAAAACCACGTACCAACCCGGCTTGTCGTGGCCTTTCTCGCCCTTGGTGCCTGAGTTAAAGCGGTGCAACTTGCCGTCAAGGTGGATGGTGTCCGGTGGCTTTAGCCCTGCGGCCAGCATGGCGTCTTTGAGTTGTATGTCGGGTGCATCAACGTGCTTTTGAGAGGGTGGCGACCAAGGGCCACCGAGGATATTTGAGAGGTCTGCCATTTATTTTTCATCTTTCGTCATAAAGTTGTTGACACTGTAGCACGAACCTATGCTACACTGCAACCACGCTTCGAACTGAGTTACAGACGGAAGCGCAAACTGAAGGAGAGCCAAATGGCTATATCGTTGAAACGTACCGGCGGCCTTGCAGCCAACGGTGTCAAGCTGCTTGTCTACGGGCAAGCAGGGGCTGGCAAGACCAGCCTGATTAAGACTTTACCGCATCCAGTGGTTCTGTCTGCCGAGGGGGGTTTGCTGTCTATCCAAGACGCTGACCTGCCGTATCTTGAAATCACCAGCATGGAAGACTTGCGTGAGGCTTACGCTTGGGTAGCGGATTCAGACCACAAATCAGTGGCGCTGGACTCTATCTCGGAGATTGCAGAAGTTTGTCTGAATCACGAAAAAAAGGTCAACAAAGACCCACGCGCTGCCTATGGCGCAATGCAGGAACAGATGGCCGACATTATTCGGGCCTTCCGTGACCTGCCCGGACGCCATGTCCTGATGACAGCCAAGCTGGAGAAGACTCAGGATGAAATGGGCCGGGTGCTGTATTCGCCTTCCATGCCGGGTATCAAGACGGGACAGGCGTTGCCATACTTTTTCGATGAAGTGTTGGCGCTGCGTGTTGAGAAGGACGCCGAGGGCAATACCCAACGCGCCTTGATGTGCGACTCTGACGGCCTGTGGCTTGCCAAGGATCGGTCAGGCAAGCTGGGTGGCTGGGAAGCGCCTGATCTGGGCGAGATCATTAACAAAATCGGGGGTGCAGCATGAAAATCAAAATCATGGCCCATGTCCATTATCAAAAGTTTGAGTGGGAAGAAGAAGGGCAATACAGAATTGCCTCATTCAAGATGGATGACACCGAAGACCGCACTTATGTCGGTCAACAAGAAGTTGAGTTTGACGCGCCTGAAAACTACGATCCTACCGCTCAAAAGATCGCAGCCTTGCAGGCTCTCAAACAAAAAGCGCAAGATGATTTTGCAAAGTCAATCTACCAAATCAACGAAAAGATCAGCAAACTGCAAGCACTGGAGTGTACAAAATGAGCACCTTATATCAACGCTGGCTCGACGCCAAGAAAGCCGAAGGCATTGCCGTGGCAGAGCGCCGGGAACTGGAAGACCTGATGGTTGAAACCTTTGCCATCCCTAAAGACTTGGATGGCACTGTCAAACACGCTGTCGACGGTTACGTCATCAAGACCGAGGGCCGAATCAACAAGAAAATCGACGCCGACAAGCTGCAAATGCTGGCTGCTGAAGCCGGTCTGAGCGAACACCTGTCCAGCTTGTTTCGCTGGAAACCCGAGATCAATGCAAAGGCTTGGGGTGCGGCTGCTGATGCCGTGACCGGGCCATTGCTTGGTGCCATCACGTCCACCCCTGGACGCCCCACTTTCACAATTACTAAGGACTAATCATGGCTTTCCTCGACGAAGAATTTACCCTCGACACTCTCCCCGTTGGCAACACCGGAAATTTTGAGCCACTGCCCGATGGCTGGTACAACGCGACTATTACGGGCGCTGAGATCAAGGCCACCAAGGCAGGCGACGGCAAGTACATTGCTTGCAAGTACACCATCACCGGCCCGTCGCATCAGGGGCGCGTGGTGTTCGGCAACCTGAACATCAAGAACGCCAGTACCAAGGCCGAGGAAATTGGCAGGCAGCAGTTGGGCGAGATCATGCGAGCCATTGGCCTTGCCAAAGTGACCGACACCGACCAATTGATTGGTGGCAACTTGGGCATCAAGTTGGTGGTTAAGACTGGTGAGTACGCAGGCAACGAGATCAAAGGCTACCGCGCCTTGGGCGGGGTGACACCGGCTGCTGTAGCCCCGTTCAAGCCTATTGGGCCTGCTGCTGGTGCGCCTGCTGCTAAGTCTGCGCCACCTTGGGCAACCCGTAAGTAAGCAAAAAAAGACCCCGCTTTTAACGGCGGGGTCAATATGAGCAACAACAACAGGAGTAACACCGTGCAAATACCAGAACCAGATATTACCATCACCAGCCTGATTGATCAAGCCCATGAAGCCCGGACTGAGAAGCCCCGTGCTCACATGGGTTGCAGTACGCTAGGCCACCACTGTGAACGCTGGCTTTGGTTGTCGTTTCGCTGGGCGGTGGTTGAAAAGTTCCAAGGCAGGATCCTGAGACTGTTTAGGCGTGGATTCAATGAGGAAGCGCAAATCATCAGCGATCTCCGCGCCATTGGCATGAGCGTATCAGGAACCCAGCGCCGAGTGAACTTTGGCAGTCACGTATCGGGCAGCTTGGACGGTATCGGCAAGGGCGTACCTGGTGCGCCTAAGACTGAACACGTACTGGAGTTCAAGACCCACAGTCTCAAGTCGTTCAACGACCTTGAGAAAAATGGCGTGGCAAAGAGTAAGCCCCAGCATTACACCCAGTGTCAGGTTTATATGCACGGCACTGAGTTGAAACGTGCTTTGTATGTGGCAATCTGCAAAGATGATGACCGCATCTACACCGAGCGCCTAGAGTATGACCGCGACCATGCGGTAAAGGCAATTGACAAAGGCCAAAGGCTTGCATTGACTGACCGCCTGCCACCACCTATCAGCACCGACCCGACTTGGTTTGAATGCAAGATGTGTGCAGGCCATGACTTTTGCCACGGCAGCAAGACCACCAAACAAGTCAACTGCCGTACCTGCGCCCACATCACGCCATTGTCTGATTCGACATGGCACTGCGCGAAGTGGGATGCCATCGTACCGACTGACGCGCAGCTTACAGGCTGCGAGAGCCATGTAATCCATCCTGATCTGGTGCCGTGGAAGCGCATTGAGGGTCTTGATTGGGTTGCTATTTATGAGATCGACGGGCAAGGCATTGCCAATGGTGAGCCGGGTGAGGGGGTGTACGGGTCAAAGGAACTGCTTGCCAATGCTGCGGCTTGTGCTAGTGGTGATCCGTTGATTGCTGAAGTAAGGGCTAAGTGGGATGGGAGGGTAGTGGGGTGATTGCACGTTGTTGGTATATAATATACATATCAACAAGGAGTAATTATGAAACTTTTACAAATGTCAGGATTGCGTTTTAACCGTTTGGTGGTTTTGTTTAAAGATGAAACAAATAAAGGCAAAAGAATTAAGTGGACTTGTCAATGCGATTGCGGAAAAAAAGTCAATGTTGACGGTTCAAAACTAAGAAATGGCGAAACCAAATCATGTGGTTGTTTTCAGAAAGAAAACCAATCAATCAGAATTGCTAAATCAAATTTGACTCATGGTCATAACAAAAAAGGAAATCAATCTAAAACTCACAAATCTTGGACGGCAATGATTCAAAGATGCAGAAATCCTAATTACACAGATTACATGAGATATGGTGGAAGAGGCATTACGGTTTGTGAAAGATGGAAATTATTTGAAAACTTTTTGATGGACATGGGGGAAAGGCCAGATGAAAAATCAATTGACAGGATTGATGTAAATGGAAATTACGAACCATCAAATTGCCGATGGGCAACAAGATCAGAACAACAAAGAAACAGAAGAGATAACTTTGAAAAATGGAAAAAAATTCAATCAATTTAAGACCTTATCAAACCCGCACCATTGACCAGCTTTACGCCTGGTTTGAAGCAGGCAACACCGGCAACCCATGTTTGGTGCTGCCTACGGGGTCAGGCAAGTCTCACATCATTGCGGCACTTTGCAAGGACGCGCTGCAATCCTGGCCTGAGACTCGCATTCTTATGCTTACCCATGTCCGGGAATTGATTGAGCAGAACGCCGACAAGATGCGCCAGCACTGGCCGAATGCGCCGATGGGTATCTATAGCGCCGGGCTGCGTCAAAAGGAATTGGGCGAACCGATAACCTTTGCAGGCATCCAGTCGGTGCGAACCAAGGCCAAGGAAATAGGCCACGTTGACCTGGTTATCATAGACGAGGCTCACCTGGTGAGCCACAAGGACGAAGGCGGCTATCGGACACTTCTATCGGACATCTATCGGACAAACCCAAATGTGAGGGTGATAGGATTAACCGCCAGCCCGTACCGCTTGGGCCACGGTTACATCACTGACAAGCCAGCCATATTCGACGCGCTGATTCAACCCACCAGCATTGAGGAACTGATCCACAAAGGATTTCTATCAACCCTGCGATCCAAATTGACCGCCACTAAGCTGGAAGTGGACGGGGTGAAAAAGCGTGGTGGAGAGTACATCGAAAGCGAATTACAGGCAGCGGTTGATACGACCGACAAAAACCGAAAGGTGGCCGCTGAGATCGTTCGTTTGGGGTTTGAGCGCAAATCTTGGCTAGTGTTTTGCGCCGGGGTGGCCCATGCCCAGCATATTGCCGAGGCGCTACAAGATGAGGGCATCACCACCGAATGCGTGACCGGCGAGACGCCATCAAATGAGCGTGACCGGATACTGCGAGACTTCAAGGCAGGGCGAATTACAGCCCTAACTAATGCCAATGTATTGACCACAGGATTTGATGCGCCTGGGATCGATCTGGTGGCTATGCTGCGCCCTACTATGTCACCGGGCCTATATGTGCAAATGGCAGGGCGTGGCCTGCGGATAGCACCGGGTAAGACGGACTGCCTGGTGCTGGACTTTGCTGGAGTGGTCGAGCAGCATGGGCCAATAACAGCCGTTAGGCCACCACCAAAAAAGGGCGACAAGCAGGGCGAAGCGCCGGTTAAGGTTTGCGATCACTGTCAGGAAATCTGCGCCTTATCGGTGAGGGTCTGCCCGGCTTGTGGTGAGGCATTCCCTGAACCCGAGCGCCCCGCGCTGCGCCTGCATAACTTGGACATTATGGGGCAGGACGGTACTGACTTGGAAGTCAATAGCTGGACATGGCGAAAGCATATAAGCCGAGCCAGTGGCCGGGAGATGTTGAGCGTGACGTACTACGGCGGACTGTCAGACCCGCCAGTGACTGAGTATCTGGCAGTGACGCACGACGGGTACGCAGGCGAAAAGTCGCGCAGGCTACTTGCCGACATTGCCCACCGAGCAGGCGTGACGCTGGACTATGGAGCCACCGACCTGCACCAGATGGCGCAACAGATCACCGAGGGCAGGTCACCGGCACAAATTGAGTTTAAGAGAGAAGGCCGTTTTTTTACCGTACTAAAGAGGACATGGAACTAATGAATACCCGTCACCCAGAACCCGCCATCGTTACACATTACCGCGCCACCTTGAAGGCCGAGCCACCGAGGGTCTGCCATACCTGTGACCACTACACGCCCGACGGCATATGCGCCGAGTTTGGCGAGGCACCGCCAGTAGAGTTTGCATCCGAGCCTGGGGGCTGCGCCTTGTGGGTTTGGGAGGTGCCATTC